TAAAGATAAAGTAGATTATATCAAAGAAGATATAAAAGGTATAGTAAAAAGACGAGGTACTAACTACATTGTCATAGAAGATAACAACAACAATTTACACAAAGCATGGATATGGGATTGTTTACCCATAGCATCAGATAGAGAGGTCGAAGTGAGAGAATACAATACAAATGTTGACTATGGCTTTACTGCCGTAGATACAATAGAAGAAGATAAAACACCACAGGATAAAGATGTCAAAACAAAAGACGGAACACAACCTAAAAAATACTACTCTGGATTATCAAAAGATGTTAAAGATAAAAGAGCAGATCACTTTAAAAATAACGACAGTAATAAGCCAGCGCCAGGTGACGCAGATGCTAAAACGGAACCGTCTAAGCATACTAAAAAGTTTAGACAAATGTATGGTGAAACAAAGAAAAATTTACAAGACGCTTGTTGGGTAGGTTACAAACAAGTGGGTATGAAGAAGAAGGGTAATAGACAAGTACCTAACTGTGTACCAGAGAGTATGAGTTTAGAAGACGCACAACAAGTTGAGGGTTATGTATCAGAATCTTACGAGATAGGCGCTGACTATGCTAATCATACTAAAGAAATGACACCAGGTCAAACACCAGACGCTAAAGCAGTTGACGCTAAAGACAAAGGTCCCAATACTTTTAGTAAATTTAGACTAGATAATGAAGAAAATGAAGTAAAAGAAAAAGATATAAAAGAATGGTCAATGTCGGATGCTGTATTAGATAAATATAAGGAAAGATACAAAGAATTATGGCGAGAAAAACTAGACGAAGTGGTGAAACGAATGATGGACAAGATTTAGAGATGGAAAAGTTTATCAAAGATTTGTCAGAAAATACGCCAAACGAAGATCAATTCGAGGAGAATAAAGATGAGTAAATCATTTAGACAATTTAAAAAAGGCGACTATGGATTATTAGAAGCTAAGGCGAGTGACACTCATCTGCAGTATCTACGAGCTAAAACACACGGTAATCATCACTTTGAAACAAGAAGATATATCGCTGATAAAATATTAAACGACAAGAAACTAGCAGACGCTTATTCATCACTAGAGAAATTACACAATGACTTTGGTAGACTAATAGGTAATGACGCTATAACAATTAGACAAAGATTGGAAACAACTTTGAAAGCTCAATTAAAGAAGAAAGTAATTAATTGGGATAACGTATGGAGCTCACTATAATGACATACAGAAGATCAATGTCTGACGCAATCAGAGAAGTACAAGAGTCAACTATCAAACCATATGTTTCAATTTCATCTGGTGGTCAATACAATGTATTAGACAAAGATAGTAAAGTTGTTTTCTCAACAAGAGATGGCAAAGTAGCAAATGATTACTTAAAAAAGAATTACGACAAACTAAAAGAAGAAGTATTAGCAGCTGAAATATCTTTAGACGAAGCAGAACTATCTTTGGAAGACGAAGTATCTTTACAAGAAGTATCAGATAACCTTAAACTTGCTGTACTAAAGAGAAAAATTAAACAATACAAAGACAAAGTATTTAAGAAAACTATGTCAACTATCAAGTCACCATTGTTCGCAGGTTACGAAGAAATGGAAGAGGGTAGAATGAAAGATATATTTACAGCGGACCAAGAAGGTAAGAGTGCTGAAGAAATAGCTAAACTTATGAAGTTACCTTTGAAGACTGTAAAAAATATTCTAGGTGAAGAAGTATTTGAAGAACAAATTTTAGAATTTACTTCTGATATGATAACAAGATTACAAAAATCATATGCTACAATGCCTAAGAAAATTTCACCAGAACAAGCAACAGCTCTTTCAAAACATTTAGATAGACTTGACTTGGCTTCATTAAAACAATTAACTAAAGCAAAAATACCTTTTGTTACTACACTTGCTAGAAACAAAGTCTATAAAAAGACAGGTAAGTTTGAAGCAGTTGAAGAGCCTAAAAAAGACATGCCAGATGATAAAGAACAAGTAGCAAAAGAAAACTCTGATAAAGAGATTGCTTCTTTGAAAGATCAAATCGCAATGTTAAAAACAAAATTAGAAAACGAAAAGAATAAAGCTGTTAAACCTGAGCCAAATCCAAAGACTGGCGAAGTACCATTAACAGTTGGTATAGCTCACAAACATTTTAAAGACCAAAAAGAAAAAGAAGAAAAAAAAGAAGATGTTAAAGAAAATGTTTCAATCAAAGCTTATAAGAATGCTGTTGATCCTACTAAAAAAGGTTTAATGATTTCTAAATCTGGTGGTATGAGTGGTACTATTATGATCAAAGATAAGAAAGAATTAAAACAATTAGAAGATAAAATAGCACAAGCGAAAAAATTATACAATATCAAAGAGACAGCTGAAAGAGATAAGAGAATACAAAGAGCTAAAGATATGATTAAGTTTTATGACAAACAAAAGAAAGCTGCTCTAAAAGGTCCGAATAAAGCTTTAGCAAAGAAGATGTTAAAGAATGATAGTGAAGATGAACCAAAACCACAGAAGAAAATAACTCCACCTTTAGATACGACAGGTGTTGTTGAGATGGCTAAAGATTCATCTGCTCATGCTATTGGTATGTCTCAAGCGATGAAGTCAACAGGTGACAAACCACCTTTAGATAAATCGACTATCAAAAAAGGACATAAGATTGCTAAAGCAATTCTAAACAAAGAAGAAGTGGCAATAGTTTATACTGACAAAAAAACAAGACAAGTAGTGTCTAAAAAATTTAAAAACGATGCTGAAGCTCGTAAATGGATTAAACAATTTGATGGAGCAGCTGGACAGATTAATTTTAAGCCTTCCAGTATGTTAAAAAACGAAGAAAAAAGAGTGTATGTTGAGTCAATGGCAGGATTAAAAAAGAAATCTGATAAGTCAGGTATGTCATATTCAATATTAAAAAAAGTATTTGATAGAGGTATGGCTGCTTGGAAAACTGGCCATAGACCTGGCGCTAGTCAACAACAGTGGGCATACGCTAGAGTAAACTCTTTCATAACAAAATCCTCAGGTACCTGGGGTGGCGCTGACAAAGATTTAGCGAAACAAGTAAAAGGATAAAAAACATGAGTTATTTAAAACACAAACCAGGTAGCATTGAAGAATTAGTACAAGCAGAAGCTAGTAAACTAAACGACAGCGCTTACCAAGATATGTTCAAAAAAGAACTAGACAAAGCTGGTAAAGGTATCGGCGGTATGTCACCAAAAGAAAAAAAAGATTTCTTCAACAAGATAGATGATAAGTACAAAGCGAAAAACGAAGAATTATCAGCGGCACAAAAGAAATTACCACCAGCTCTACAAAAAGCTATAGCTAAAAAAGATGGTGCTAAAACTGAAGAAGATGCTTACGATAAAGATGATGAGAAAGCTAAGCCTAAAAAAGAAGTTAAAGAAGGCGAAATGCCTAAGGCAGCTTTAGATGCTTTAAAGAAATCACAAGATAAAAAAGAAGATTTAGATGCTAAAGAACTTCAAACTAACAAGACTGATGCCTATAAATCTAAAAACGAATCTTGGAGACAAGCTTGGGAAGAAGCAACTATGCATAAAATGCCTGATGGCACTATGATGAAAGGCGCTAAGCATAAAGAAGAAACTAAAGACGAAGCGAATGATGTAGATAACGGTGACGAGAAAAAACCTGTAGCTAATAAAGACGCTAAGAAACTTGCTGATTCTGGATCAAAATTGACTAAGGTTGAGACTGAACCTGAAGCAGACTTCAAAAACTAGAACAAACCAAGAACGTAGACCAATTTTTTAGTTGACAAACGACTAGAAGTATGGTATATTATAGTATCAATGAAAAAAGAATTACCTAGAATATACCTAGACATGGATGGCGTTCTGTGTGACTTTGGTAAACAAATAGAAAAGGCTACTGGTAAGTCTAAGGCCCAATGGTTGAAGATACCTAGTAGTAGAAAATGGGATACTGTATTAGACTATCCTAAGTTTTGGGAAAATATGCCTTGGCTAGGTCAAGGTAAAGTCATGTACAACTTTGTTAAGAAGTACAATCCTCATATTCTATCAGCATACATGGAAAAGACCCATGACCCCAATTGTATACCAGGTAAATCAGCGTGGTGTAGAAAGAACTTGGGTATGTCAGGTGGTAAAGTTAATCTAGTTAGAAGACGAGAGAAACAAAACTTTTCTACAAAACAAGGACAACCTTGTATTCTCATAGACGATTACGACAAAAACACATCACAATTCACGGCTAGAGGTGGTATAGGTATCACTTTCAGATCGGCCTCTCAAACAATATCTCAGCTTAAAAAACTAGGCTTCTAATCTTATAAATATATACGTTAATTAACAATCAAACAGTCGTAGATTTAAAGCGACTAGATTTTAAAGGAGAGACGTATGTCACTATGGGGAAACGATATTGCACCTAAAAACTTGACTGACGCAGAGAAAAAAGAAGTATTTGCTAATGAAAAAGGTTGGGTAAGAGAAGCTGGTTCAATATTATCAGGAAACGGAAACACAAGTGCTGATCCGGAAGTATTAGTAGCTATCAGTGCACTACCTACATCAATGGGTAATGCAAACTTAACATCATTTAGTTTTGTAAATACAACTTATGATAAATCTGCTGGCTTCACAATGTCTGTAACAGCAAACTTCAACGAAGCAGTTACAGTTACAGGAACACCAAGACTTTCAGTTACAAATGGTAACCAAGGTACAGGTTCAGGAAGAGGTCCACACGTATTATCATATGCAAGTGGGTCAGGAAGTAACAAATTATTATTCACATTAGTTATAGCAGCGAACAACGCAGCTACAAATGCTGATGACGTAATGGTAATTGGAGTAAACGCAGTAGCATTAAACGGTGGAACGATTAAAGATAAAGGTACAGCAGTTGTATCTGCTATCACTAACGTTGCATCAGTTGGTACAGGCGCTGGTTCAGTTACAGTAGTAGCGTAATAATTAAATAATTTATAGGGGCGCACAAGCGCCCTTATATATACTATATGAATAACTTGATCTAGGTGTATGCCTAGAGTAACATTCCCGAAAGGGTTAACAGGAGAAAACAAATGGCAGACAAGAAAATAACAGCGTTATCTGATCTAGGTAATGCAATCGCAAGTGATGATTTATTTCATGTGGTTGATGATCCAAGTGGAACACCAATCAACAAAAAGATTTCATCAAAAAATGTATTCAATAACATTCCAACTTACATAGGGTTAAAACAAACTTCTCAGGTTATTGTAGCTGATGGTTCAACAGCAACACAAGTAGATGTTGTTTCTGCAGTCACAGAAATCAATGCTTCGGCAGCAACTCATGCATGTATATTATCTGATGGAACTGATGGTCAAGTTAAAGTAATCATCAACACATCTACATCAGGTACAAATGCTGTAACAATTACACCTACAAACTTTAGAGGATTCAGTACAGTAGTATTAAATGCTCAAGGTGAAACGGCAACGTTATTATTTAAGAATAGTAACTGGAATGTAATATCAGGACATGGAGCTGTAATCGCATAATGATTGATAGAACTATATTAGAAGCTGAAAGAGAAAAGCTTAAAACTGATTTTGACAATGTAACAAACACAATAAATACAATGAAAGGTAACCAACATGCGTTGAATGGAGCAATCCAACAAGTAGATAAGTTACTCTTAATGGTAGATACGGTTAAAGCAGAAACAAAAGAAGATGAAAACATTTAAAACTTTTAATAACGAAAAAGATTTAGAAGATTTTGAAGAAGATATAGCGGCACAAGAAACCGAGACATCTTCAGATAAAAAAGAAAAACAAGAGGAAAAAAATGAAAACGTTTAAAACACACTTAAAAGAACACGGTGGTTATGATGGCGGCCAAATGGGTAGTCAAACAGCTAACGGTGTTGAAGATTCGAATATTGGTGTTCATAATATACACGATGCTGACGTACTAAAAAGAGTTAATGCTTTTGTTGGTTCAGTAGCAGAATGTGAATATTTAAAACCACAATTCGCAGTTGATAAGTTAAAAGAGAAACTTGAAAGAATAGGCTTAACAGTAGCCGATTGTGTCCTAGAAGGCGACAACGGTAAAGTAACAGCTGAAGTAAAACAGTTTGGTGGAAGATTTGGTAAAGACACAGACGGTTCTGATATAAATGATGATGGTATATCTCATAAAAAAGAGGGCGGATTAAAGTTAGAAATATCTTATGAAACTCTTAAAAACGGAACATCAAAGGTCTACGCTAAATTAGTGTAGATTTATGTTTCAGGAGATTACGAAAGACAATTGGTTATTGTTCGCTCAACATAATTATGATAAACCAATATTGAATAGTGAGCAAGAATTTTATGATGATCTTAAAAGATTTAAATATCTTAAAAGGCTCTTTCGTAAGTACAAGATAACAGGTAATATTAAAGTACGATTGGCAGTCAATCATATCATAGTATTACAAAATGTTTTCGGAGTAGAAGCCGCTGTAACTTTATTACTATACAAAGTAGATAAAAGTTATTGGCCTTCATTGAAAACGGTGTTAGATTATCTTGGTTACCTATATCCACATGAACTAGATTCAATTAGTGTGGATACTAATATACAGAAACTTATAAGAGAATTATAATGGCAAACAGAGCAGTAGATTTAGTTATAACATATAGAGTAGTAAAACTACTAGTGACGCCCTTTGAAAAACAAGATGCGTTTAAACTAGGTATCATTGATAAAGATGGTAACGTATTAAAGAAATACAAGACACTACAAACTAGAGCTGAGAAAAAGTCTTATACTATTCTTCATAGGTTTGTTTTTAATCTAAAACGAATACTTAAAAGAGTTGGTCTAGGTGGTAAACTAGGAACGTTTGCTGTCGCTCTTGCTACGTTATTAAGAGAAGATAAAAATTACGAAGAACATAAAAGTTTAATTGAAAGTGCTGTTATTAGTTACTTAAAAGAAACAAAACAATATGATGATTTATTAAATGAACAAGGTGAAGTAATATCTATTGATGAAGAACCAATTACAAGTTGTTTCGGAGTTGATGTTTACGAAGTTGATAATAAATTAATATCGGAGAACGAATATGCCAAAACATTATAAAGATATGATAGATGAGTTGATCAATAAGATTGACGAAGACGCACCAGCGAATAATACTGGTGGTACAGATATGAATCCTACTGGCGCTAAAATGTCACCAAAGATGATGAAAAGAAAAAAAGAACAAGGTGATGAACAAGACACAATCTCAAATAAGATTAGTAAGATGGTTAAAGCTAATGAAGATAACAATAACATAATCTTAAAACAAGTTAATGAGAGTTTAGAAAAAGTAGAAGATAAATCAGACGAAAAATTAGGTCTTAAACAAAACATAGAATTTGTTGAAGACAAACCAAAAGAATATAAAACTTTTAAGGATAAGTACAATGGCTAAAATTAAAAGACTTAAAG